ATTGTGCAGAAGAAAAAGCGGAGGCATTATCCGTTTTCACATAAAATCTTCCATCAACGGCTTCAAGGTTGTGACCAAGTATTGCCACAAAGTTAGAATCCTGGTTTGCATCTGTTGTAATACCTGTATCAAAGCTAATATGAATATCATCGGATAAAACACTTGTAGCCATTTCTAATAATTTATAGGGTTTCCCATCAAATATATCTGTTTTAACACCGCTATTATTAAAGGCAACATCTGTACCGCCAACAGAAGCTCTCTCAATGTTTAAATTGTCTAAACTCGCCTTACCTGTTGAGACAGCATGATATATTGTTGATGTGTAAATTCTTGGTGTTCTTATTCTTCCGTAACTCATTCGCTTACCTTTATCGCTTCAACCGAGCATCCTGTCGGCTTTTTTGAAATTTTAGTTATCATGTAATAGTCATCTGTTGCCATTGCATCTCCATAGATTTTTATATTGCTATCCCAATCTTTAAACGATACAATGTCGCATATTTCCAAATCAAGATATGCGGTTGGTAGGTCAAAAGATAAGATTACTTTTCTATCTTTAAAAATTGCCAAATATGTATTAGCAATGGCAGTGGCTGTAGTTTCATCAATGACATCCAAATCAATCTCTAATTTTAATTCTTGATTATTCCCATCTACAGTGCTACCAGATGATGTGGAGTCATTAACATTAATATTTTCTTCAAATTGGTCTGTGCCATAATTTTGATTATAATGAACAGTAATATCATTTCTTATGGAATTTAAACTTGTTTTTGAAATAGATTTAAAAGTCATATCCGCAAAATCTATTACTTTATCAGAGGCACTATAATCAGTAGGTCGTCTTAATGTGCGTATTTTATACTTGCCACTACTGCTTGTAAATATCCATGAAAAACATTGCTTACCAAGTCGTGCAAGAAAATCTTTTCCCTTAATAAATTTAAACTGTGAGAATGCAAATTTAACATCACCGACACTATCATTTAATATATCCCCAATATACCCATTGGTAGTATTACCAGACGTATCAAAAGAATCATAATCTATGTTTGATGAGGTTAAACCTAATTCATTTCTCATTGCATCTTCTATCATGTAAATTGGATTCTCAATTAAGTCACCATTATTGTATCCATTGTTTCTGGAATCTGCATCAACCCAACTACCATACTCTCGACCTTTCCCAGAGTAGTATAAATAAGAAATGTCGGCAGGGGTACGCAATGTCTTTGTTCTGGTGGCAATAACAGTTTCCTCCACGCTATCCTCTTGTTCAAATTGCGTTTGGACAGAATATCCAACCACTGTTTCATATTGTTCATCAACTTTTTTTCTAAAAATTTGGTTTGGTCGAAATTCAAGTCTCATCCACAAATCAAGCAATCTATATGATAAACTAATGTCGCCTTGCGTAGTGTCAAGTTCATTTCGGAAAGTAATCGTTGTAGAATCAATAGAGCCAGAGCTTAATTGGTCATCACTATACTTACTGCTTAAAACTACTTTATGGACACCATCTGTAGTAATTGCTGGGCTTAAACTACCGCCACTTAAAAGTTTTACACTCACACCTCCAGGGGAAATGGAGGAAAAATTGCTTGTATTGGCAATCACTGCAATATCGCCATTATCATAAAGCTCTCCCAATCTGGGAGTTTTAGGAACATTAAATGTTAAATCTGCCCTGTATGTACCACTATGAGTATTTTCAAAAATAGTTCCTGTGTCAAATGATGCGTAAGAAGTCAAGTCATCATCAACAGCGTTTTCTCTGTTTGTATAATCATCATATTCAGTAAAGGAATTTGTCAAAGGTAATCTATAAAAATAATTAGTACCTTTAGCCTTAATGATATTGTGAGAGCTTGAACTGGGATTTGAAGTTACAGTGACATTGCTATCTTCTGCCGCTAAAAAATTACCATCTGTAACCATATAAACATTAGCATCTCGCAATTGATTTAAAATAACAGCACTACCTTGGTTAGTGTCTGGCAATGCTTCAATTTCGCCACTATCATTACATCTTTCTGTAATGATTGCTGGGAATCTATTTTTTGTAAAAAATTGTTTATAATAATCTTCTTCACTTGTCCTGTCAAAATCACCATAGGACATTGGAATAGGTTTGCCGATATTTTCTTGCGGAGCATTTGGATAATTAGTAGTATCAACTAATGTGCTCGGAATTTGTTTACTATATACACTACCCTTATCCAATAGTGTTAGCTTTAATGATGTGTGGTCATACTTAATATCCCCACTAATAACGCCAGACCCAATCATTCTTGCTGATGTATCAAGAGTGTCAAGCCCTTTTGCACATAAGAATAATTCCCATTTTCTATTAGAAAAATTTTTAGAAGTCATTAAGTCGCTGAAACGAGCATTTTGGATAGTATCATTAGTGTTCATTAATGTGACACTCATGTTTCCAACGCTGGTATTAAAATTGAAAAAATCAGCAGTTTGGCTCAACGAACCCCATGATTTTACAATCCCATGATACTCATCAGAACCATCAAGGATATATTGGTCTGATACACCGATAAAACTTGTTTCATCATTGTAATACAGTTTTAATGCAAAGAAACATTCAGTATTTGCTGTATTAAGGCGATTTGTTAAAGATGAATCAAATGATAGCATTAAGCATTAATCCTTGATCCAAGCGATACTGCACGATTGATTTCTGGTATTAGCGTATTAGAAACATAATCTTCCTGAACGATTCCACCTGAAATATTAACGGTAACACCCGCACCTCCGCCTCGATTCATTTGATTCAATGTCTCTAACCCTATAGACTCAACAGCACTTTTAGACATTACAAATTCACCTTTTTGCAAAACGGCTGGTATTTCATCCGAAGCAAGACCACCAGAGTGAAACTTCTGGGCTTCAATTTGTGCAACATTAGCAAGTCCTTGTGCTATTACAGCAGCCATCGCAATATAATTAAACGGTGGTGGGGCAGATTTCAGTGCTACGTTTCCAGCGGCATATGTATCTATTACCGCTTGTGCTTGAGAGAGTCTTTTTGAAGCCAATGCGTATTGCTTACTCTGCCCGAGTAAACTAGACATTGCACCTGCAAGATTAGATACAGATTGTAATTGTAGTTTGCTTTTTTTCTCTTCTATCAATATACCTTGTTCTTGTAGTTCATAATAATCAGCTGCAAGAACTATATTGCTATTTATTTTTTCTGCAAACTGATCCTCGGTCATTCCAACCGTTATCCCCAGTTCTTCCCTCACTGCTTTTAACTTGTCAAGATTTTCATGCTCTTCTTTTTCTATATCACTAAGACCAGCGAGGGTATCAGAATATGATTGAGTCGCTAATTGAAAATTCAATAATTCTTGTTTTGTTGGGTCTAATTTACTACCTAAACCTTCAATTGTTCCCTCCAGCTTTTTCAATTCATCGTCTAATTCAGACGTACTATCTGCAAAGATATTGAATTTATCTATTAATGCTCCGACAGCTACCATCCCAGCGAAGATTGCAAGATTCTTTTTTGATACTTTATTAAATAAAACCATTGCTTTTGTAGCAATGGTAGTCCCATGTGTGAAACCTATCCATACTCCAACAGTAGCAAGAAGAGCCGCGCCATAGGCTTTAATTTCTTCAGTATCTATCGAATCAGCAAATGCTTTTATGCCTTTCGCAGAAATAGTAATGGCAGGTATAAAAAACGACCCTAATTTCTCCCCTAAATCCCCAACAGAATCATTTAATTGCTTCATAGAGCCTAAAAAGGTTTCAGCATTTGCCTCCGCCTGACCACCATATAATTTAGTTAAAGCTGATGTTGCACTTTCCAATCTCTGAACAGAGCCTTGTGTACCTTCAATAGTTACGCCATATCTTGATAATGCGTTGGTCGAGCTAAAAACACTTTTAGTGACTAAATCAGTGGCAGCATTTAAATCCATTCCTTTTGCTACAGCCAAATCCATCGATGCCTTTGTCAGCCTTGCTACTGCTTTTTCATTATCGGTATATGCGGCTACTAAAGACATTGCAGTAATTGTTTCTTCATCTCCAAAAGTGGTAACTTTTTGTTGTGCGGATGCAAACGCCAACAATGTTTTTGATCTTTTCCCTAATGCTGTTTCTAATTTTTTTTCAGCTTTTTCCTGCTCTCCTAATAATTTTGTAAGTTTCCCTATAGTTGAACCAAAAATTCCAGCGGCAAAACTAGCTAGAAGCATTCTTGAACGTAGCACAGCAAAAGAACCACCAAGTATCCGAGTAGAATGTTCGGTATCGAGTATTCCTTTTTTTAATTTTTTCTTTTCTAAAACTAGTTTTTTAGTTGCTTCTCGTACTTGTCTTAATGCAACCCTATCTCCTTTTAATGCCCTGGTAAATAATTCGGTACTAACACCAGCTTCTTTAAATCCGCTATCAACCTTTTTCAAATCTAAAAACATTGCTTTGAGTTGATTCCTGCCCTTAAGAGTAGTGTTATTTCTCTGTACCTCCTTATCAACTAGTTTAGCTTGGCTATTTAATAATGAACGAGTAGCTTCATCTAATTTTTTAATTGCATTAGTAAGTGTTGTATCGCCTTCAGGCTTAAACTTAATTGTTATTGTGTCTCTAAATTGTGTTGCCATCTTTTATTGCCTTTGACTTTTGCTTTTCAATTAAACCCTTAATTAAAAATGATTTAGCTATCCATCTAACTGGTTGTTCGCCATACGAACCTGGGTATGGATTGACTCCAAAATCTTTTGAGTATATAAATCTTGATATATCATTTTGTGCTTCTTTATTCAACATGATGTTTGGACAGGCAAAGAAGGGTAGCTGTGCCATTATAGACTGACCTACGCTAAATGAGCCACCCTTTGCATTTGCTTCTTTAGTTTCCTCAACGATGAGGTTAATCGCTTCCCATACATCCTCATCCGAATCCATCATGCGGATAGGATATGATCCATCTACCAATACAGGTATCTGTGCCTCGTATGGGTAATTATGAAACCGACATTCACTA